CGGCCCCAATTGCTACGGCCGTACCGCCGAAAATAGAGCCGTTCGAGCGAACTCCAGAGGTACCGTTCGATAAAGTAACGAACTGGGTTAGGTCCGTCGTACTCTGCCCCGCCCCGGCGCGGACGATCACGGAGGTGGCGCCGGTGGTGGGAGTTTGGTCGTAGGCGCGGAGGGTGCCGGAGGAGCCGGAGTTTTGAATATCGATCTTGAATCCGCCGTCCGTTGACCCGCCAATCAGTACGTTTCGCGACGTACTTGCAACGCGCATTCCCTCAACACCGTTTACCCGCACAATTAGGGCAGATGCTGCCGCGTTGTTCGTGATAAATAAATCACCAACCGCGTTGTTGATTTGTCCGAACGATGCTCCGATAATCCCGATCTGGCCCGCCACCTGCAACCGATTCGCCCCGTCGTCGGTGGTGGTGCCGAGGAGGAGGTTGCCGGTGTTCGCCAGGGATGCCAGCGTGGACGACGAATTGGTAAAAAATATTCCGGTGTTGGAGTTGTTCTGAATTACAAACGCTCCACCACCGCCAGGTGTGGCTTGCCACCTAATCGTCCCGCTGCCTTGCGTCAATATGCCAGCGTTATCTGCCGCTAAAGAATTTCCGACAGTTAGCCTGGACGCCGCGTTTGAAAATGATAGATTTGCACTCGTCCCCGCCACCCCTGCCCCGGTGCCGTAGAGGACCTGGCCGGAGGCCACGGAGGAGGCGCCGCCAACTGCGCCGCCACTCGGAGTCGATCCCCCCCCCACCAACTCCCACCCGAACGACGATCCCCCCGTTGAGGAGCACACATAGAACGTGCTATTTATCGCGCCGCCGTCCTTCCGAGCCCAGACCCGCCCGACGTTATTCGCGTTCGTGCATTGGGCGGCGATGGGAGCGCCGTTGCCACTCACCACCGACGTAGCCGCGCCGTACTGACCGTGGGCCGCTACCGCGACCACAAGCAAAAGCAGGTATTTCATCATTCTAGACATCCATCTGAATGACGGTCGCCAGGACGCTACCCGCGCCAACCGTCTGATTGATCCGCACCGCCCGAACGGGAGCAGTGAACTCCACGATGTCGCCTGTGGTCGCTCCGGTCATTGACGGATGCGATTTCCAGTTCGCCGACGCCGGGGTGAAGGTCGATGCAAACGGGTCGTCCGCAGTGAACTCCAGGCTGTACGTTGCCGAGCCCGTCACAACCGTATTCACGCTAACGTTGAACTTCTCCGTGTAGAAGCAAAGGGGGCATACGCTCGAAGCGGATACCCCCGTCGTGGTGAGGACGATGGGCCGCGCCATGGCTAGAACACCACAGTCCCCATCGAGTAGATCGTCACCGCCGCAGCGCCTGAGGTGACGTTGGTCAGGCGAACCAGGAACGACTTCTGGTTGCTCTGGGCGATGGTCATCGTGCCGCTGAGGGTGAGGCCGGTGTTCGTCGTCATGGTGATCGTCTCAGCGGCGTCAGCCGTGTTGCGAATCGTGACCACGAACGCCTGATCGACGAACGCACTCGGAAGCGCCGCCACGATGTCTGCCGCAGTCGGGAACAGGTCGCTTCTCCCCGAGCCATTCGGGTCGCGCAGGATCAGCCCGCCTTTGATCTGCGCCGCCGTATAGGTGACCGCCGCCGTGGTATCCACCGTCGCCACCGTTACCTTGAAGTACGGCAGCGATTGGGTATTCGCCACCACGCCAGTACCTTTCGCGGTCAACGGCAGCGATACGTTCGCCACATTCTCGACTTCAGCGATTACACCCGTTTCGGTCGCAATCGGACCACTCCAATTTGAAATTGCCATATGATTCTCCTTATGAAGCGGGGAGCCTTGCGACTCCCCGCGAGTGGGTTAGTTGACGCCGGGGCTGCCCCAGATGCCGAGGGGATCGCTCCAGCCGACCGAGAACCGCATACGGGCCTTGTATCGCATGTTGCCCGTCTCCCAGTCGCCGTCGTCGGAGAACTTCACCGGGACGCGCTCGAACATCTTCAGGCCATCCGGAACGTCCGTCTTCAGGAACCACGCATTCGGGTCCGTCAGTCGGTTATTCACGAAGTAGCCACCGGGGAGGAAGCTCGTCGAGACGATGCTGTTGATGTCGTTGTTCGAGGTGCCGGGACGGAGGACCGTCTTCAGCAACCGCTCCGCAGTCCAGGCGTACTCGACAGGGATAATCATCTTGGCCGGCTGGGCCTGGATCAGGAGTCCGCGCTCGTCCACCCACTTGGCGATCTGAATGCGAGCCGCGTCAAGCGCGGTTTCGTTCAGGTCGACACCGGTCGTGGGACGGTTGGAGTTTGTGCCGCCGTTGACCAGCGGGTGAGCCGTCGAGAACAGAACCACGCCGTCACCACCGAGGCCGGAGGTGAAGCCGTTGTTCAGGATCGAGGCGGCCACGATCTCCTGGGTGTGCGCCATGGAGCGAGCCAGAGCGCGGGTGTAGCGACCGGCCACCGGGATGTACAGATTGTCCTCGATGGCTTCTTCGGTGATCGCAAACCCTAGGGCGTAGGTGGTGTGCGTATACCGGGCGGTGAACGCTTCCTGCGCGGTATCGTAGGTGATGCCAGCGCCTTCGTTCTTCACCGCAGCGAGGCCGAACATCGAGATCTTCTGCTCTTCCTCGAAGCTGCGCTTTGAGGTCTGACGCTGGAAGATCTCGGACCACTGCGGCGGGTACTGCTTGTACTCGTCGCCCCAGACCTTGTGCAGGCCAGGCAAAAGCTGTTTCTGTTGTTGTGCGCGTGTGATAGCCATGATTTAGACCCCCAGGATGTTGCGGTAAGCGTGGACGTTCTGATTCCACACGCAGATGACGTCGGTGAAGGCGTCGCCGGCAGCGTTCCCAAGGACGGGAGCGATGTCGATGATGCGAACACCCAAAGTGTTGGTCGTGGCAATCGAGGCAGCATCCAGTTGGACGCGGGAGTTGCCGGTGGTGATGCTGCCATTCGAGAAGTTCGCCAGCGAGGCGTTCTTGCCGATGGCGGTATACGCCACCGAGCCGTTCGCCTGCACCTTGAACTGCACGTCCGGGTTGTCCACGATCATCAGGTTGATCGGACCATTGGCGTTGAAGCTGGTGAACCCATTCGCCGGAAAGAAGTTCGCGGTGACGAACTGCTTGTTCGTGTCGAAGTAGGTGCAGCCGACGAAGATTCCGGTAGGGGTGCTGCTGTTTCGGGTGGTGCTGGGCGTAGTGGTGACGGGGGTGGCAACCCCCGCCCCCACGTTCACAACATCCCCGTTGAAGAAGCCAGTAGCGACGTTGGCGGTCAGAAGGATCGAGCGGATGACTCCACTCGGGCTCCCGCCAGCCAGGACCGTCGGCTCCAGGCCGTAAGGCGTAGAAGTAGCGGACATTGAAATTCTCCTGGTGGTTGGTCACCGCTCAGGAAAACGAATCCAACTATTCGCCGGTCCCGAAGTCGAGAGCCTGCCGGCCTTTCGTGGCCGTCTGCTCGATGCGATTTTCGGTGAACCGTCCATATTTGGGATCTGTTTTCACGGCGGCGAGATCATTTCTCACCCCCGCCAACTCGATCCGGTTCTTCTGCTCGAAGTACGCCCTGCGGCTCGCCATCATTTCAGACGACATCCGGCACAGCGTCTGGCCGCCGAAGTCAATACTGCCCTTCCCGGTGTGGCCGAAGATTCGCGAGGTGACCTCGGGATACTCTTCAGCGGGGACTGGAACCCAGCCCTCCTGGAGGCGCTTGTTCATATTGACGACGTGCGTTTCACCCTGGACGGCGTGAGCGCACCAACGGTGTACCCAGCCCTCCCGTGGAGCAGGTTCCGGCAAGTGGGACGGAGGTTCCCATTGCGCTGTGCGCGATTTCAAGTCGCGGGTCTCTTCGGCGCGTGTGCGACGCGGTGTTTCCATTATTGATTCCCCTTTTGCAACATTTCCCAATAGTCTCGGTGGGAAATGCCCAATCCGTCAGCGACCGCCGCTTCATCACGGGACAGTCGAATCACACGCTTGCCGGGTGCAACGGTATTTACGCGAGAGGCGTTGGTCACCGTAGGGACCCTCGGGCTGGTTGCGGACGTTCGGGCTTCGGCACCGACGACATCCGGGAATCTTCGACGAATCTCTTCGTCGATTTTATCGTAGCACGAACGGGAGTTTACATCATGACCCGCTCGGCCAAGCGCCGCCTGGTAGTTCACTGCGTACTGCATGCAAGCCGCGGCCTCGGCTGATGTGCGTGCCTTGTTGAGCCACTCGGCGTTTCGCTGCGCCCACGAGAGCGCCTCTTCGTCGATCTCCGGTTGCGCTGGCTGCTCCGGTTGCGGTTCGGCTACCATGGGGACCTCGACCTGCTGGAGCGGGGTCGGGTTCCAGTTCTCAACTGCCGTCTTCGCCGCGGCGAGTTCGGCCATCTGCTGAATCAGCAGCGACTCCTTCTCCGTGTCGCCGGTCTCTTTCGCCTTCGCGATCTCGTTGCGGATGGCCTGCTGCCGTGCGACGCGGTGGTCGATGGCTTCCTGCTTGAATCCGGCCTGAATCGAGTTCAGGCGCTGCGCGAGTTCGTTCTGGTGGGCGATGGCCGACTGCGCCAGCTTCATCGCGGCGAACCGTTGACGGTCTGCTTCCGCTGCCTTCCGCCTCTGCTCGTTGACCTCGTAGGTCATCCTGGCGATGCGCTTCTGCACCTTCTCGCTGAGGGTAACTTCTTCCTCTGAGGACAGGTCCGGGACTTTCTTGTTGGGCCGTTCTTTGGTCGGCTGCTTCAGATCCTCCGGTGTTTCATCGACGATTTCAATCTCAATTTCCTCTTGCGGAGTTTCCTCGACAAGGGATTCGTCCAAGAGTATCTCCTCGTCCATTATTCACCCCTCCGAACCAGATCCGGGTCCGCGATGACGCCTTCAATGGCATCGTCCACGATCAGGCGGAAGTCGCCTTCCGTAAACCTCAAGGCGACTTTGGTCCCGGTATACGAACGGAACATCACCACGTCGCCTACCTTGCAGGCTGGGGTTCCTCGGCGCACCGGGGGGTGAACGTCGAAGTTCATGAAGCAGTCAGGTCCCATCGACAGCACCTTCCCCATCTGGGAGGCCTGGTCTTCGAGGCGGGCGCGTTCGTCTGGGATGGCAATGCCGCGGATCTCGCGGGGGGCCTTCACAATCTCAACGAGAATGTGGTACCGGGAAGGCTGAATAATCTCAGCGGGTGTTTTTTCGGTCACAGTTCCTCTTCGTGCTCGCGATTCTTTTCGGATTCGCGGATCATGTGGATCGTGCGTCGGTAGGCGGTTACCTGCCCGACGATGAAACGGTAGTCATCAAAGCTCTTGGCTGCGCCTTGAGCCAGTTGGTCCGTCAGTTGCTGGATGAGTGCTTCGATTTGCTTTATCACGTCACATCATCTGGTCAATTCGAGCAAGAATCTCGGCGATCTGCGCCTTGATCTTCTCGATTTCGATGTTCGCCATGGGGGCGTTCACCTTCGTTTCGGCCAGGAACTGCTGGTTGCGGTCAATCGCCGCCTCCTGCGCCATCCGTTCCTGTGACCGGATTCTTTCGAGTTCGACCTGGTTACGCTGCTGCGATGTCACCACGGTCAGTTGCGCCTTGGCGGCGTCGGCCTGCGCTTTGCGCTGGATCTCGGCCTGCTTCAGCTGCAACTCCATCTGCTGCATCTGAAGGACCGGGTCCTGAGCCTTGGCCTCCGCCTCTTGCTGCGCCGCCGCCTGCTGGTTCTTTTGCAGTAGTTGCCGGCTTGCCTGCGCCACCGCGATCGCCAACTGCGATTCGATGTCGCCGGGAAGTTTCTGGTCGAGGCCGGGGAGCGGTATGCCGAGTTCGCGCTCAATGTTCGCCCGGTACTGGTAGGCGAAGTGCTCGGCGATGTGCGCCTGCGCCGCGGCGAAGATGGCCTGCGCCTGTGGATTCTGCCCGAGAATCGCCGCAGTGGTCGGGTCCTGAAGGAACGCCGTGTGAGACGCGATATGTGCCTCGTGCGGCTCCCACTCAAACGCCTTCACTGGTTTGCCTGTGGCGATAGCCATGTTCTCGGCAACCACGCTGGTTGGCTTGATGTCGGTCTTGTCGGGGATGATGAGGTCCACATCCTTGATGCCCGCGATGGTCAGCATCTGCCGATGCAACGCCGCGAGATCGTACAGTTGTGGGGCCTGCTGCGCCAACTGCACCGCCACCTGGTACAGAGTAATCCTCTGAGACAAAGTCGCGGCGTTCGGATCGGACACTGGGATCACGTCGATGCGCGAATCGAAGTCGGCCTTCCGGATCAGGCGGCTGCCGCCCTCGACATCGTACTCGTACTCATCCGGCGCCATGTCCCGCATGACACGCGCCAGGATGCGAAACTCGTCGCGGAGGCTTGCGTGGAGCCGCGCCTGTACCGCGGACATCACCTTCATCTCCCGCTCCATCACGGCGAGCACGCTGCCCACGGGGGCGTTGCCGCTCATGTCGCCGACCTGGATGTCGGAGATCGAGGCCAGCCGGCGGCCGTTCTCTTCAATGCGGTTGAGGAGCGTGAGCAGGGTACCGGACGGTTCCTTGTATGGGAGCGGGAAGAAGGACTCGCGCAGGGTGTTCGCTCCCAAGTCCACGTCTCGCCACTCGCCGGGGGGAACCGGATCGTCAGACCCTGATACGCGGGCGTCCTTCGTCTTGAACCCGCCGGGGAGATTCGCGAGAGTGCCAGCGTCGATGAGTTGCCGCTCGATGGAGGTAGCCGCCTTCGCGCTACCGCCGACGAGATGCAGCACGCCATAGCCATACGGGCCTTCGGCGGGGATGTAGCTGTACGCCGCATACCACACCAGCTTCTGCTTCTTCGGGTCGGCCTCGTCCCAGTTGCGCCGGATTGCCACGACAACGCCGTTGCGGTCGAACGTCACCACATACGGAAGCGGGAGACCGTCTTCGTTACGGAGGGGGTCCTCCTCAATGTCCAGCAGGGTATGGCACTCATAGTACGTCCCTGGGTCGGACTCCATCGAGGACGGCGTCCGCTCGGTGGCCTCGTCGATGGCCTCCTGGAGATCGGATACATCGGGCGTCTCGTCAACGGGAACGTCCAACCACTGCCCTGTGACCTGGAATCGCTGTACGTCAGACGGAAACAGCCTGAGGACCTCAGTGTAGCGGGGGGCCGTCTGAAGCGAAGATGCCCCGTATGGGATGATCATGTCCTGGGCGCGGACATAGGTCGCCGCTGGTTTTCCGGTCTGGGTATCCGGGCAGACCTTGCGAAACGCTGACCCGATGAACGCCAGCCCAAAGAGCAGCTTCTCGGTTTCCGTGCGATAGTCGGGCATCTCCTCGGTCAGCGTGTAGTTCATCCGGTCGCGGACGCGCTCGCTCTGCTCGATGACTTCCTTCGTCACGCGCCCCATGATCTTCACCTTCACCGGACCATCCGCGGGGAAGACCTCCGTCATCGCGTTCGATTGGAATCGAACCACCGCCTCGGGAATCATCGTCGAAACAATGCCGCACGCGCCGGCCCACGGTTCCGTCCGGTCTTCCGGTTTGAACCCGAGCAACTTCATGCCATCACGAAAACCCTCGAGCCAGTCCTCTCGCGACTGCTCGTCGGCCTTGACCAAATCGACTAGATCGTAGCCGATAGAGTTGAGTCTGTCTCGCTCAAGAAATTCGGCAAGGTTGGAATCAAATGGAGCCTCCAGAATACTTGAAGACTCTTCCGGTTCCTCGATTGTGATCTCGATGCTGCCGTCCTCCAGTTCGACGGTGGTTTCCTTCCCCTCAGGGATTTCGATTACCGTCTCCTGGATCTCGACCAAAGGAATTTCGCCGGCATTCACTCGCTCGATCATTTCCTCTCACGATATCACATCAGCTAATACTATGATTCATGCATTCGATATCACACTAGCTAATAGTAGGCCTTCGCCTTCCGATAGGGGCGGTCTTCCTCTTCCTGGAGGTCGTCATGCAGGCTCATGAATCGGCCGGAGCGGAAACGCATCATCGCCATGATGACGGTGTCGACGTAGTCGTCATGATCGGCGGCGGGGAACAACGCGACCTCGTCTATCACTGCGTCAGCCCATTCGCGGGGAGGATAGTACACGAATCCCTGTTCAAAGATCGGGCTCACCGAGTTCAAGCGCACCATCTTGTCGCCCGTCTGCCACGTCGGCGTGTAGGACTGAATGCTCATCCCCATCTGCCGAAGTTCGTGGATCAGCGGGGTTCCTGTCGCCTTCGCCTCGATGATGCATGCGTCGGGCTTCCACTGCTGGTACTTCTCCTTGGCCCTCTTCTTGAGCGCAGGGAAGTCCACTTGGCCGCGCCATGCGTCGAGGAGGATGATGCCGTTCCGCCGGCTGCCGTGCTCATCGGTCGCATCGAACACGCCCCACGTTGTCACGGCGGAGTAGTCAGAGCGGGTGTCGGCGCTGAATGCCGTGTCCCACGTCTGGATGATGTACGAGCAGATGGGCGGCTTGAGGTCATAGTCGATCTCCCCGTCCTTGTCCATGCCCCAGCACTTCCACCTCTCCCGCGGGACAATCGAACTCGTTTCCATGAGCGGGTTCTGCATGTACTGGGCATTCCACCGCCACTTGATCATGCTGTTCTTGATCTTTAGCAGCTCTTCGACCTTCCAGAACTCCGGCCAGAGCGACTTCCAGACTGGGTCGCCGTTCTCGTCGACGATGGGGTCGCCTGCCTCGTCCTCCTCCATCAACAGCGCGGGGAACTCGATCACCTCGTACTGCTCGGCGTTCGGGTCCGTCCGCATGCGTTCGATGATCCGTCCGGTCATGTCGAACGGCGACCACCGCTGCATCACGATCAGAATGGAGCCACCCGGCTGGAGTCGGGCGCGGACCTGCGTGAACCAATTCCACACCTGGTCGAAATTTTCCTTCGATGGCATCACGCTGGCCTTATCTGATCCGATGGAGGACTGCTCCCCATGCGGGTCGTCCAGGATCAGTACGTCCGCGCCGAAGCCAACAGCGGTAGCCGTGGTCGAGGTCGCGAAGTAGTAGCCGCCAGATCCCGTCTTGAATTTCGTCTTCGCCTTGGTGTCGGTCGATAGCCGGAAGTCCGGGAAGATTTCGCCGTACTCCGGTTTGGCGATGATGTCCTTGACGGATTGGCCGAGCTTCTCGACCAGCGTCAGGTTGCATGATGCCTGGATGATCTGCTTGGTGGGGTTCTTGCCGAGGTACCAGGCCGGGAATCGTACCGAGATGTGTTCGGACTTGCCGTGCCGAGGCGCGATGTTCACGATGACACGGACGGACTCGCCGGAGTCGATGCGGTGGAATACCTCCGAGAGTTGACGAAGGTGCGGACCCTCGACGAAGTTGGGGCTGACGTGCCGCACGAACGTGTTGAAGTCCGTCACGGCCTGGTCGCGTCTGTACTGAGCCCTCAGTTCCTCCAGTTGCCGAAGGATGTTCGCCCGCTTTTCCTCTGGCAGAGCGCGGAATCGCTGGCTGATCTCGCCAGTCGGATCGCGGATCGCGGCGTTGATCTTCGCCACGAGATCCTGGATCGACGACAGCCGCTTTTTTGCCGCCTGATGCACCGTCAGGGGGACTTCCTTCTTTCCTCTTCTCACGTCCCCATTATTTCAGCACTGGTGAAAAACATAAAGTAATAGAAAAACTAGTTTCAATAAAACTATTGACTTTATTATTCCGCTGGGCGATGATTGACTCATGGAAACAAAGATGCTCCAAGTTAGGCTCCCAGAGCCGCTTCACGCGAAATTAAAGGTGACCGCCGCAGTTTGCAAAGTTTCGCTGCGTGCCCTGATTGAAAAAATCCTTCAGGGTGCAGTCCAGTGAAGATTGCAAGCGCGGTAACAATCATGGCAGTCGGGGCGTCGATTATTGCCTACGCCCTGTTTGAGTGCCGGGATCGCTTGGTCCTTGGGGGAGCTGGTGCGTTACTGATGGCCCTCGGGAGGATCATCGGCGGCAGGGATTGCTGATTGCGCTTGGTGGTCGGCCAACTCAAAAGGAGAAATCCGGACGAACGGCGTGGAAACCGTGGAATCTGGCCGACCACCTGGCGCAAGCCAGCCGTCCTATGGACGGTATTTCAGCAAGGAGAAATTGAGTAAAGAAAGCGAACGGTTAACAGCGCCCCACGGCATCCCGACACTACCAGCCGTGGGGCAATCACTGAGAGGAGAGAGCAATGAAAAGAACAGGATTTATCGGTGGATCCGATCTCGGGTCCATCGTCAACGCGCCGCCCTACGGCTGCGCTCGGAAGTTGTGGTATCAGAAGCGGGCCGTTGAGCCCGACTACGAGGTACCGTTTCGCGGGCATCTGCTTCGCGGCGTCAAGCTGGAGCCTCTGATCGTTGCGGAGTACGTTGCCAAGACGGGCAACAAGGTGCGGCGCCGCAAGGCCAGCAGGGGTATCGCCGATCACGAGATGGGCGCGATGGACCGCGTGATTCTCGGTGATGCGCGAGGGCCGGGGGTCCTCGAGTGCAAGTCGGCCAACGAGCGGGCCTTCCGAGAGATGCAGAAGAGCGGCATCCCTCTGGGATACCAACTCCAGATCCAGTGGTATATGGGTCTTTCGGAGTATCGGTGGGGGGCGTTCGCGATTCTCGAGCCGTCCAATTGGCGCTTCGAGACGTTTGAAGTAGGCTTCGACCCGGCGGCGTTCGCCCTCATGCGGGAATACGTTGACCGATTTTGGGCGATGGTCCAAGGCGATGGCGAGCCCAACCGCCTGCCGGCCAGCGACTCCCGCTGCACGAAGTGCGAGTATCGTTTCTCGTGCCAAGGCGAGGCGCTGCTAGGCAGCATCGACCCGGACGCGGAAGCCACGGAGATCCCCGGCATCGCGGCGCTGGCTGCCGAGTACCTCTCTCTTCGCGATGTACGCGATGATGCCGAGGCTGCGATGGAGCAGATTAAGGAAGAGTCCCTTCGCCTGTTGGGCGATGCGGCTTCGGCCACCGCTCCCGGCTACCGCATCGTCGCCAAGCCCCAAGTCTCTCAGCGCGTTGATACGAATGCGCTGAAATCGAAACACCCGGATGTCTATCAGAGCGTTCTGAAGCCCTCCGTGTCCAGACCATTCCGCGTGCTCCCGGCGTAACGGGGGAAGGAAGATATGTCACTCA